GCAGCCATGGCGAAGAAAGAAGAGCCAGAGTTGCCAGAAGAAGACTTCGATGACGAGATCCCTTTCTGATGGATGCCGGTCGAACATTAGCGAGAGTTGGGCGGCTGCTCGAATCAACCGGGATGAAAGTCCAAGAGTTTTTGGACCAAGCCGGGTTACCGCAGAGCAGCTATTACAAAATCAAAAAGTCGCGTGAGATCACGCCCAAGATGAACAAGCGGTTCTTGGATGCCATCCGTTCGATGGAACCAGACAAAATTCACTCTGAGATTGACATGGTGAACTCACCGCCCCACTACCAGCGTGCGGGTATCGAGTGTATCGACGCAATGGTTCACGCTTTCGGAGAGGACGCGGTGCGAACGTATGCGCGGCTGTGTGCTTTTAAGTATCAATGGCGTGCTGATATGAAGGGAAAGAAGGATGAAGATCTACAAAAAGCTGTCTGGTATTTACGATGGGCCACTGGGCAAGATCCTCGAATCGATGGATCATGATATGAGCAAGGTCAACTTTACTGGCTGGGCATGTCTGTCCGCATTTTTGGTCGGATTCATTTTAGGTGCCGCCCTTTTGTGAGTCGAACGCAGTACGAGAGCGAAGCTGATAGGAGGGCAGAGACAAGCGTTATCGAGAAGGTTGTGAAAGCCTTCGATGTTGACGGTTATTACAAGCTACCGATCAGCTACGTTCTCGACTTTGCTGTAACCAAATCAAACCGAGTCATCGGGTGCGTTGAAGTGAAAGCGAGGTCATGCGAGATGCAGACCTACCCAACGTTTTTTGTTGCAGCGAAAAAGGTTTTAGCAGCGGGTGAGTTTGAGCGGCTTGGCCTAAAGACTCGATTGTTTGTGAAGTGGCGAGACTGTATTGGATACACGTTGCTTCGAGAACCAGACCAAATAACCTATGGCGGAAGGTTCGACCGGGGAGACCCGGCAGACCAAGAACCTCTCGCACATTTTGACATTAACCGGTTCAGTATTCTGGAGGAGTGAATATGGATTTTAAACCGGGCATCTATGAGGACCTTGATTATCCCACCTACGCCTCGATCCCTGCGTGGCGCTCGCATGATCTCACCACGATCATCAAGTGCCCGTACTCGTGGAAGAATAAAAAGGACATCTCTGAATCACCGGCTCTGCTGGAGGGCCGGGTTCAGCACACTGTCTTTTTAGAGCATCACAAGTTTCATGAGGAGTTTGCGATTGAACCGGTGGTCGATCGACGCACCAAGGTTGGCAAAGAGGCATATGCCGATTGGCTTGAGACAGTTGGTAATCGCACTCCATGCAAGCAGGATCTTTATGACCTTTGCATGGAGCGGCGCGAGGTAGTCGCTGACTACATCCCAACCGAAGAGCACTCGGTCGAATTGACCCTAGTGTTCGAGTGGTGTGGCCAGCCGTGCAAAGGTAAGCTCGATTGGTATACGGGCACCGACATCTGGGATCTCAAGACCTGTCGAGACGCCTCTCCCCGAGGGTTCCGATCCGCGATCAACACGTTCAGGTATTACCAGCAAGCCGCGTACTATCTCGCCGCTGCTGAGGCGTGTGGCCTGCCTGCTGAGAAGTTTTATTTCTTAGCGCAGGAGAAAGCCCACCCGTACCCTTACGCGGTTTACACGCTGAGTGATGAAGCGATCGAGTACGGTCATGCTCGCAATGAGCAAGCCTTGGCGCTTGCGCTACGGTGTGAAGCTGAGCAGCATTGGCCGTGCTACAACATACGAGAGGAAACCGGTGTTACGACGTTCAAAGTTGAAGATCTCTGGTGAGGACCTAGAGCGCGAGCAGAAATGGGCGGAGGATAAGATGTACCACGCCGCTCGATCTGCTTGGATCAAGCGTAACCGGCGCGTACCGGGCAAGCCGTACAACTGGGCGACATGGTTTGAGAATATGTTTGGCGAGAATCTCTTCGAGTATGCCAAGCGAATGAAGGGCAAAAAAAAGGCGGCTACTTCTTCTTGAGAAAGTCAACCGCCAAAAAGTGTGTGTCCTTTTCGAACTTGCGCTTTAGTCTTTCGACATAAATATGCAGCTCGTAAAATAGCACGTCGGGATCAGTCTCGTCTAGCAGGCGATCCAGCTCTCGAACCACGTCGATGGTTTGGATGTGCGAATGGGTTTCGATCTTCTTCTTCATCTCAATCGTCTCGCCAAACCTTCCTGCCAACCTTCATTCTCTTAGCTATGCAAGATTTGCAGGTAGCGTAATCCTGATTCCAAAGTCGAAATAAATAACGTTTGCCAAACGGTATTTGCCTGCCGCAAATGGTAGTTTCACTCAGGCCATCGAAGAGGTGCATTTTCGATTCCGAAGTTGATGGACCTTTCTGCCAAACAATCGCCTCTAATTCTAAAAACATGCGCCGACCCTAGTCTTTTAGATAAATCGAGATGGTTTCGCCGTCCATGATTCGAGTGAATTCGTCGGGTTTGTCACCGTGGTCGGTTACCAAGTAACACTCTGCAATAGTTTGAGGCAGGCTTATCTCAATCTTGTGCTTCTTGGCAAGGTGGGCCTCGATAGCTTCGAGCAAGTCAGAATAGTGAATTCTAATTTCCATAGTTTATCCTTGGGCCGCTTACGCGGCCTTTGTTCTTTTGTCGTAGAGATTGTCCTCTACTGCTTCGACGCGATCGTGAAACTTAACCGCTCCCGTGAAGCCGGGGACCATTCGCTCAACAGCGTCCGAGAACCGGCTATCGCTAGAGTAACCGAAGTTACCGCCAAACATATACCACTCTCCGCTATCGACGAGATGCTCGGGAACCAAAATTGGATTCTTTCTGCCGCCAACGCTTGGACCCTCGATAAGAACCACTGCGGGTGCGTCTGCTTTTGGCTCGAACGGGCCGTCGATGTTCACAACGCAAACCCGGTTAAAGTGAGCGCTGACTCCACCATTACTGCAATCGCCTCGGCTTGCGCCTCGAAACACATCAACAATCAACCCCATTACTTCTCCCTCCTCTTGTAAGTTGGACCCTTGAGAAGCGCGTGAATCAACCGCGCTTCTTTACCCTTGATTCGCTTGTCTTTGCGAATCTCCTTTTCAACCGCAGCTTTGTTGTACTTAGCCATCTCTCTCCTCCTTACAAATACAAGGGGCCGGTCCAGTTGACCGTATACCCACCATCCAAAACGTTACCGCGAGCGGCGTTTCGCGCAGGCGCTGCCCAGCCAGCAGGCTTCAGGATGTCACCCTTGCGGAACTTAACATCATCGTCAGTGTTGACGATGAAACCCCAAACGCTGTTACGGTTGATCAGCTTGATGTACTTCTTACCAACCTTGACCTCCCAGCCGTTTTTGAACCGCTCTGCCATCTCGTTGGTGACCCCATCCTTTGCAGGCATGAACCGATCGTAATCGGCGTTTGCTGCCTCGATCACCCTGTCGATTGCTTCGTTCATCTCTCTCTCCTAGTTAGTGTCAGGACCCATTCCCAACGTCTTTAATATACTAGATACCGTGTCGATGTGCAAGTGTTTGCAACAATTAATTCCGGGTATATGGGACATTTTTTTTGATGTCCCACTTTTCAGTAACCGGGTTACCGTACTCGTCTTCATCTACCACGATGTAAGCAACCGTCTTGAGAACCTTGGCGTATCTCCAACCATCGAAAGCTACCCAAACTCGATGAGGGTATTCAGCCACTGGTAACCAGCTATCTTCTTCTCGGTTCACCTCATACTCGAAGTAATTCCCGCAATCTTTCTCAACGAAATACCCCAAAAAGTTTTCCATCCTAGCGTTCGGTCCCCATGCCATCTCAGCTCTCCTTCTTGGTTTTAACTTCTCTCTTCAACATGCTTATAATAGCGAATCCCGTGTCGTTGTGCAAGTGTTTGCAAGAATTAATTTCACTTTTTTTAGGTACGTTTCACGACCAATTTTGCCCATTGATCTGTGCTAGACCCCCGCCTTGATCCGTGCGTAAGTTGTCACAATCTTTGCCGCAACAACCGCAGCAATGAAGACCCAGAACGTCCGGGTCTTCACGATGTGTCGGGTCTCTGCAATCCTGACCGCCCACTTGGTTACCGCTTTCTTCACGCTGCCTCCTTTGCCCCTTTGTAAATGTAGGGCTTCTTGTAGTCCCCAATGCAAATGTCGATGTAGTGCGCTCGATGGAAGTAATCAGTCATCGCATCGTCATCGCAGAAAAACTCAGGACCTTCCATTGCCGCCTTCAACTCCAACAAGAAATCACGCGCCTCGCCGTAGTAGTTGGTCTCGATCCAGTAGGGGTTGACGTTGTAGTCATCCTCGTTGCGTCTGAAAGGGTTAAAGTCGATCACACCTTCTCGAACCTTGACCACTAAGACCATGTGGTTGCGGACGCTGATCGTCCCCTTCATGCCGTACTTCTTCAAAACCGCTTTGATGGCCGGGGCCAACTTCGCTTTCTTTTCTGCATTAACGTGAGCCATTTCTCTCTCCTTGGTTTCGTAAGCACCATTGCCTACATCGTTAATATACTAAACTCCGTGTCGATGTGCAAGTATTTACACAAGAAAAGATAGGTTTTTTCTTATAACATTTTGGAATAAAAAAGGGCCGCGTTATGCGACCCAGTGATAGTAGCGACAAGCTAGAAGTTGTAATCGTAAAACTTGCGCGGCTCGTCAGCCATGCGAAAGGCAATGTGCTTTCCGCGCTGCCATGTCTCGTTAGCCTCAGACCAACGAACCTTGAAGGTCGGTGCCTCCTCGTCGGGAGTGATCTCCCACTTCTGCTCTCTCTGGTTGGCAGTGTGGCCAAAGAAACCGCCGGGATAAAACTCGCGCTCCCAAGGTAACTCTTCACACTTCATCCTTCGGACCTCGACACACTTGTCGCTCACCACCCTGACCACCTCGTAAGGCTCGATGTCAGAGTAACCAATGTGATTACAGTATGGCTTGATCTCCCTGAGCTTGGCTCGTCTTGCCTCGCCCTCAGCGCTCACTCTCTCAATTACTTCACCCATCTCTCTCTCCTTAGATGTCGCCCCAGTAAATGCCGATCCCGTGATCAGCTCCATGCACCTTGACATCCGTTATTCTGTACCAACCGTGATCGATTGGATCGTCAGCGAATGTCTCAGCATCCCATGCCACCCTGATTTCCCGACCGCCATCGGTGGTGCGAACTCCGTTCACAACACCCATAGCGACAGGCATGTACGCTCCCCAGTTACCCTCTACCGTTCGACCGATCATTACGCTGCCTCCTCGATGTCGATGATGTTGCCGACAACGCGGACTCGATCACACCAACCGTAGTGCAGTTTGGTTTTGACTCGGGTGATGATTTCATCACGACCGTTATGAACTGGTCTTACGAGCAGCTCTTTGCCATTGTCAAGAACATACTCGTAGTTGCCGTTTGGATACTCATACTCTGCAACCACGTTGGCGGTGGCTCGGGGACGGCGGTTCACAATGTAGGTCACTCGTTTCATCTCTCTCTCCTCTTCCGTGGGCCTCATTACCCACACCCCTAATATTAGCGAATCCCGTGTCGATGTGCAACACTTTATACTATTTATTTGCATCTTTTTTTAGCCAATAAAAATGGGGCCTTGCAGCCCCTCGGTGTCAGTTTGGATGAGTTGTTTAGGCGGATCTTCAAACACACTAGAACAGTAGCCGCCGAGAGAGACTTATCTCGCCTTGTCAATTAAGGCTCGACCAAGGCGCTTGATAGCAGCCGTGTACTTGTCAACCGCTCGGTCGGTGATGTGTGTGGTGTCGCGCAAGTGGTCAGCCACGTCAATGGCCTTGACGGTGATTGCGTCAACGTTGCCGGTGTTGATGATGCCCTCGATGAAATCTTCATACTTGGCACCGTCAGTCTTGGTGAGAATCTTGACGATCTCGATAGTGTCATCGCTGATACCACGCGCACGCAACACCTCCTCGGTTGCCGCAGTGTCTTCGAGCACGTCATGCAACCATGCAGCGGCAGCAATATCTGGCCGCGCAAAACGCGCAACACGGGTCAAGTGACCGGCAAAGTAATCCTCGTTTGCCTTGTCAACATGACCGGCGTGGTACTCACGCGCAATGTCTATCGCAATGTTGATCTCTCGTTCTGTGTCCATGGTTACCTCCGACGCGACTAAGTTACCATTATCCGTGTCGTATTGCAACACTTTGCACAGCATTTAGGTGACAACTTCTTCGTACAAATGGATGGCTCTTTTCCGGTCGTAAAGCCAGAAAACAAGCAGGTATCTATCACCACTCTCTACGGGCAAACCGCGATGCAAGTTGGTAAAGCTCGGGAATATCAGCGCGTGGCCTGATGGCAGCGGTTTGATTGTCCCGTGGTTGTGGAACTCAGTCCCCCCTCCTTTGTAACCGCCAGTGTTCAGGGGAATAACGACGCTGATGTCCGCACTCTCATCGTGGTGCCATGCCCCTTGCTTCTTGTCCTGCAAGTTGTAGTTGGCGATTTGCACACTGGCAATCTCCGACACCTCTCGCTGATACAACGAAAAGATGATGGGAGACAAGACGTTCTGCACAACGAACCACATATTCCGATACAGCTCTGGCACATGCTCGCGCAGCACAATCTCAGGTATCTGGCGCAGTGTGTCCTCATCCTCGTTCGGTTCGAACCCAATCACTTTACGCATGTGGTCGATCTCCTCGACCAGCATCTTGCAATACTGCCTGCGAAATAACGGCACCCGGTAAACATCAGGGAAGATACGATTGGTTAGTTTCTGAATAGGCATTGGGCCGAGATCTTCGATCCCTTCCTTCGCTCGATATCTTGCAATGACGGGGACAGACTCTTGGATCGCCTCATAAACCGGCTGGTTGATCATCCAATGAGACTGAATGGATAGCAGATAATTTTTTAGCTCGTACATATTTGCACATCTTGCCACAACTTTATACAATAGATAAAACCAAAGCAGAGGTATTGACATGGAAATACTAGACCAACCCAAGCGCAAATCGCTTGCGGTCGATCAAAGAACTTACGACATGCTTGAAAAGATTTGTTTCGAGCATCGCAGGACGCGGATTGAACAGCTCAAGATCCTGATCGAGCGCGAGTATAAAGAGTTATTCGGGGATAGTGAATGAACCTGTTCAAGCGTAAGCAGTTGCCACCCCCATCTTATCGCCCTCCTCTTGAGGCCGCTGAGATCATACAGTTATTCACTCAGCTCACCCTCCATCAGCAAGCAGCCTTGATGCGGTTGATGAGCAGGAACTTAGTGCTAACCGTAGATGGTGAGCAGATCATGGGCTATGAGTTTGACTATAACGTTGATGGCGCAATGATCGTTGCGACTCCTGAAACCGAGGAGGATTAAGTCAACAGAAAAAGAACCAGCCCAATCACGATCGGCACTAAGGAGATGGATATGACAGAGATGACAACAAGCTCTAACATTTCTTTTCTCCGCTTGGCTTTTTCTGCCACCTCTCGCTTCATCCTTTCCTGTTCAGCTTTGCGTGCATCAGCGAGTTGCTGCATGCACTCATCCCAAAGCTGACCGTTGCCAGTGAAATAAAAAAGGTCTTTGATTTCTTGCTTGGTCTCTTGCAGTTGCTTCTTTGCAAGCGCAGCAGCGATGGCATCCCTCTCGCTCAATCGGCCAGTATTTTGTAGGCGTGAGAGCTGGACCTCCTTAGAACCAAGGTCAGCTATGACGTGCGAAATTGTTGTCACACTTTCTCCCGCCTCCGCCACCGATTTGATCGCAGACGCAGCAGCGTTTATCCCGGCTACAATAGCGGATAGCTCAGCAATCATCGGTTACACCTATAAACCGCATGCGAGGCTTAGACCCTTTTCTTCCGGGCGGTTCTAGTCCTTGGATACGACCGATTCTTGCTTTTGGGAATGTAAGAAAGGTTGCTTCTTTTGTTGTTCAGAGGGTTACCGTCATCATGACTTACGTCAATACCGTCACCCTTTTTGACCTTGCCATCCTTGATAGCCTGACGGCGAGCAGCATTCCTGCCAGCTCGCCTCTTCCTCTGCGCCGGGCGAGAGTGGTAGTTAGCATACTCTTTGGCGTAGTCGCGTGCCATTAAACCATCAGTCCGCCGATGCCTCCCATCGCTTGCCTTCTCATCGCAATCTCTCGATCTTGATCGCTAGGTAGCAAAGACGGTGATGCAGGTGACATCGGTGCAAAACTGGGTCCGCCCCCTGTTTGGGGTAGCGGCTCGAACAGTGATTCAGACTCAGCCGTGAAAGTTGACGGGCCAGAGGAAAGCTCTGAGATCTGAGCAAGCAGCTCCTCTCGATTCGGTAGCGACTTATTAGCAACCTCGCTGCTAGTGGACTCTCTGAACCGCATTTCGTTCCCGGTTGGGATGGCGCTGGCTGGCGCTTGAGAGGTTGCGTTTTCGTAGTCTGGCG